CCGTCATTTCGACGGGGAAAGTGCTGTATATCTACAGCATCCATATCGGCTCTGCGTCGGCTCCTTACGGAGCGGACTATTGAGAGGCACTCATGAAACATAGATCAAAATCAAGAGGCTCTCGTTCTACGACCCCCTTTATCCTTACCGGATCAAGGGATGGTCAATTTGATTCTGGCGTCACAGTCACCGACACCCGTGAGGGTTTCAACGGCTACGACATTCCAGACTTCAAAAGTAGAAAGAAAGCTGGTGAGCTCCTTCCCCATACTCCTTTCACCCAATTTGCAAATAGTGGCGGTTTTACCGGCACATATACGCAAAAGGATTTAAGGCCTGGGGGTTCTCACTGGTGGAACGAGGGACCATTTCCATGGTTTTATGGAGATCCCTTTCCCACCATTGAGAAAGAACTAGACGAATTTATCGATCGTAATGCGGACATGAACTACTTCGTTCAGGCCGCAGCTGCGAAAGTTTATTCATCTGGTTGGGACGCTGCTACATTCGCCGCTGAACTTAAGCACCTTGTTAGGATGTTTAAGGGAATTGCCGGACGGCTCGTTAAACTAGCTACGCAAAGGGATCTTAAAAGGTCCTCGAAAAACATTTCGAATGCGTATCTAGAAGGCCGTTACGGTTGGCGAACCTTGATTTATGACATTCAAGACTTCAATAATGCTTTAACAGCCTTCGATACTCATAGGACTCGCTACTCTGAAAAGGTAGGGACTCGTATTAAGGATTCGAACGCTGTTACGTGGAACGCAACTCCAAATTGGGATATGCACGTCTTCTTGACGCGCTACACCGAATTTGAGCTTTCGTGCCGCGGCTCTGTCGTTGCGGATATAAAACCTCCGCAATTCGGGTTTAACCCGATCACGACCGCTTGGGAGATTAAATCCCTAAGCTTCGTGGTCGACTGGGCTATCAATATTGGTCAAAGTCTTGAAGCATGTTCGTTCCTGGTGTTATCTTCTGACTCTGCTTCTTCCGGTGGCATACATGCCACGGCGAAGCAGAGCCTTGAAGTATCGTCAGTGTCGTTTACCAATGGGTACACGACAGGGACTGCAACTGCAGGTGGCACTGCCACCCGAACAGTTACTTCCCGAACTCCCATGTCTATTTCTGCAATGCCTCAAGTGAGACTGCGGCTAGATGCGTTTAAGATCTTAGATCTTCTTGCGCTTTTACGCCAACGTTTCTAACCTAACCTACCTAGGAGGTAGACTATGTCTGTAATGACAACAGACCTCACTGAGTTTTCCGATTATGGAAACTCACGCACGTATACTTTTGATGGGCATTCGGCTTTAAAGCCAAATCTCGTTATCCAGAAGCGTCGTGTTCCCTCTCAGGGGCAACAAGTTGCCGAAGATATCATTACCGTCCTTACTGGCACGGTTGATAGCGAAGGCATGATGTTACCCCAGCGGGTCTCCCTGGAAGTTAAGGTACGACGTCCTATCAATGGACAGTCCACTGACGTGGACAGCGTATTGGCCGTCTTCCGTGATATTATCGCAAGTGACGAGTTCACGAATTCTGTGGTGACCCAAGAATATCTTTCTTAGGTTTCTCCGCAGTCTTCGCCGACTCGTCGCGACTCTCATCTTCCTTCTTATTGAAGGAGGGCTGATTGTTGCGATCTTTATTACGGTGGCGGCTATTATGCTGTCATACTTTAACTAGAGGAAGATCCCATGAGGGACTTTATGACGATCGTGTTCGACGTGTGTCGACACTTTCTCCTGGAAAACCAGGCGGTGCTAACTGAAGAAGATTTTGCCAAGATCCATGGTTGGATTCGATCAAAATCAATCCCGCAGTTAGCGTCCTGTAGTACGATCCTGCCTTTTGCATATCAGGCAGATAGAGATCGTCTCCGTGTTCTTCTTCAGGTCGAGGCATTCTTTAAAAAGAATGTCTTGTTCACTGATGAAGAGACTTGTCAGGCGACTGCATATGCCTCGTTCTATAAGAGCGAAGTTACATGCAGGATTGCCAACAAGAGACTTGACCACTACCTCTTAAATGAGAGCCGCATGAACGCGGATCTCAGGAGAGAGATTGGTCGTGCGAGATCTTATGTCTCGCGAGTCCTCGGAGATTTCTCCGTGTTTCTGGAAGCAATTCCGGAACACGTGAGAATGACTTCAGGAGCCTCCGCGCAGCGGCCTCGACGAACATCTCAAGCACCTGTGAAGGTGAAGAGAAAACCGTTCGTCTCGGGATCGTGTGCTCCGTATTACGATGCGCTTTCGCGTCATCGTGGGTACGGGCACACTAAGCCGCGTCTGGTACGAGCTAATCGTATCGAGATGGTACCGAAGAACTACAAGACGTTCAGATCTATAGCATGCGAACCTGAAGGAAATATTCCTTTTCAGCTCGCATTCGACTCATTCGCAAAGCAGCGTATGAGAAGAGTTGGTATAGACCTGTCCGATCAATGTAGAAACCAAGACCTAGCCAAGCGAGCGTCTATTGACAACTCTCTTGCTACCATCGATCTCTCTGCCGCTTCTGACTCGCTGGCGTACAATGCGGTGTACGGCTTATTGCCGCACGCTTTCGCTAAGTACCTCGACGACGTCAGGAGCAAGCATGGGATGATCGAAGGTCGTGAGCTTAAGTATGCGAAGTTTTCCTCTATGGGAAATGGCGCAACTTTTGCTCTCGAAACCTTGGTCTTCGCGTCCTGTTGTTACGCAGTTGGGTCGAAAGAATTCTCCGTTTATGGTGATGATATCATCATAGAGAAGGAACTTTCAGCCCGCTTAGTAACAATACTTCGTTTCCTAGGTTTCGCCGTAAACTCTGAAAAGAGCCATTTCGATGGCCCGTTTCGTGAGTCTTGTGGCGCAAACTGCTGGGAAGGCGTTGACATAACGCCTTTTTACGTTCGCGAACTAGACAAAAGAAAGGCCGTCCAATCACACTTTGTGAATGGTTTGGTAAAGATCGCCGCTCCTTATGGGAGCTTAGCGACCTATCTTTTAGACCTAGTTAGCGAATGGAAACTCCCGGCAGTCCCGGTGAACGATAATACGTTGAGCGGCGTCTTTGTAGACGCCGTCTCAGCGTACGGACTTCGTGTTGTTAGAAATAGACGCAACAGGTGGACATTCCAGTACAAGGCTTTTACGCCTATCACTCGAATAATCCGCCTGTCTCGCGAACCCTCTCTGTTCCTCTGGCACAATAGAAGAAATTCTATGTGCGATGAACGAGAAGGCTATTTCTTAGATATAGAACCTTCTATATCCGCAACTGAGTACCAAATGCCCACGCATAAGTATGCGCGTAAGTGGGTTGATTGGGTTTATCCAATCAAAGGCATTCACGCTTCACTATATTGGTGGAGCGATATGTTAGTCACCCGTGAGGGTTACTTTACATAGAATGTAGGGAAGGACTCCCTGTCGAGCTGCA